TTCTTCAGCTTGTCTACGCCTAAGTAGTCCAGCCATGTGACGACCAGCCGCCATATCCCATTTTTCAAATTCTAATGCCGCACCTTTCATATCGCCAGCATTAATTTTTTTTAATAGGGTAGAACCAGCAAAGTTTCCTGCTCCAACATTAAAAACAAAGTCTACAAGGGCATCAAATTCATCTTGAGTTATGTCTGTATGTATTTTATTAGTTACTGTCATTTCTGATTTTTGAACATCTTGCATTAATAATTCTTCAGCTTGTTCTTGAGTTATGGTCATATTGGGATGAACATCAGAACCAGTATGCCCATAACCAACAGTCCAAGGGCTACCACCAGTTCCCGGATCAGGATAAGAAGTAAGTCTGCATCCTTCAAAACTTTCTGTAAGATGAAGCCCATTTTTAGAATAAATCATTTAGCTACCGCATCATATTGAGCATAGCAAGCTTCTAATCCAGTTCTTATTTGGTCTGCTCTGGAAGCTTCCCTAATAAGAAATTCTGCATCCTCGGCAGAAAGGGCTGTCCCAGTTCCATTTTGTCCATTGCTGGAGCTTTGGTTACGATTGGGTCTGTTCCGCAAGCTGATAAGAGCATCAGCAAGCTGGGAATTAATATTAGCAATTTGAGCATCTTTAGCTTTCCTTATTTTGTCAGTATCTTCTTGGCTTTGAACTTCTTTATCATGGACAGCTTTAGCTTGAGCTACTTTATAAGCATCCAATTTATAAGATTCATACTTTCCATAACCAATGCCACCCATTGCTAAAACAGCAAGACCAATCATTATGTAACTATTTATGGATAATGGAAACATTATTGAATAGGCTTTGATGTCACAAAGCGAAGTACAGCAACGATAATGCCAATAGCAATAAAGCTAATGCCATAATATTTTGGATCAATAATGTTTTGGACATAAGAAAAATTATCTGCTAAAGCACCAAATATAACAAGAAACAAGGAAAACCACATAGTCCTTGATTTGTGCATTGCTTTCATTTTTTTTTCAAAATAGGCTTTTTAATAGTTTTTTTAACTACTATTGGTTTTTTAACAGTTTTCTTAACTGCTGGTTTCTTTTTAACAGGAAAAACTGGAATAATAGCTGGTTCAGGTTTTTTACGAAGTAAAGCACAAATAGTTTTAAACATTTTTATCTGCCTTTCTATCCAACTTATCGTCTATTTTGTCTAATTTTGCAAAAATAGCGGCGGCAATTTTATCAAAATCTGTTTTAGACATATAGTTTCCAGCTATAAGAATTTCGATGGTGTTTACTTTTTCTACCAAAANCTTATCTGCCGCTTGTAAATCTTTAACTGCATCCCAAATAACTTTTAGAACCCATCCGCCCAAAGCACCACATAAAGCTAACGCATAATTAAAAAGTGTTTGGTCGAACATAAAAAGCCTTTTTATAAATAATTTTTAACAATCTCTGGTTTTACAAAACTATTAGGATTATGTTCTGTTGCTTCCCACCAAAGAAACTGATTTTTTGATAGATTATCACGATTTTCAAGTAAATTGGTGTTTTCTGGGTGTCCAAATATCAATGGGTCTGATACTGACCAAAGAACAATGCCCGATTTTTTTTCATCCCAAGCTAAATGCTGAAAAAAGCTGTCTACGCCAATCCAAATTCGACATTCTTGGATTAACTTTCTAAGTTCTGGGATTGGCAAATTTTTACGAAAATCATAAACTAACTGTTCTTCTCCTTCTACGCCTATTTGAATAATAGGCTCATTAATCATGGAGATTAATTGTTTCCAATAAGGGTAGTTTTTAGGGTTAGTTTTGCCATTTCTTAATGGTTTGGCAAAAGGGTGAATGATTATCATAAATAAAGCTTTCTGTAGGCATTTTCTAAGCTATCAGTCCACTTCCATTGATCCATCTTGCCATAGATATTCCATTGATCTATGTTACCAAAAAGGTGTTGAGCTTCAGCTATAGAACGACCTTCAACAATTTCTGGATAACAAGTAAAAACAATAGGCTTATTAATTTCAGGCAATATATGACTGAACACAATGTGATCCCCAAGACCAGCATTAAGTACCACAATAGTGTTCCCAGAATAGCTAATGAAGTTTCTGAAAATTTGCTCGTCATGGTCATACATCTCTTTCTTTGTTTCAGCACGAATACCGCCTTGAGGATTTTTCATGTGCCAAGAAACAGCATTAGGTACTACTAATATTTTGTACCCTTTTTGATGCAATCCATAGGTAAATAGCGTTTCTTCCCTATGCGCTACTCTGGAAAGCCCTGTATTAAAGTCATAAACCCCTGCCCTATATAGAAAAGAACAATGTAAATGCTCTACTTCTCTTATGTTTTCAATGAAGTTCCATTGAATATTAGGCTCAGAATCAATGTCTTTAATTAACCCAGTAGATTTAGATGTATTTTGTAATGGTGGAGTAAGTATTGCACCACCTACAGCCCCAACATTAGGGAACTGTGTAGCATGGCTATACAGGCTTTGCAAGACTGTGGCTTCAGGAACGCAATCATCATCTACACGCCAAATCCAATCAAAATCCATACGATTAGCCATTTGATGAATGTGATGTTGTCCCTTTTTTTCAGCAAATAGCCATTCCCATTCAATACCTTTAATAGCCATTATTTGAAAGAAATGTTGATAAATCATTTCTTTACGCATATCTTGGGGTTCATCATTGTCATCAAAAATAACAATTTTGTTAGGTAACCAAGTTTGGTTAATAACAGCTTCTAAAACTAAAGGAAGCGTTGTGTGATAACGCCCCCTAGTTGCTATTGAACATAGTATTTTAGGCATTATCCCACCTACAAATCATTAAATTACTTGGGTTTTCAGGTGTAACTTCTTGCATTACATCTGATATTTCACCATTATGGTTGATGTAATTAAAATGAAAACCAGAAAAATTGCTTTCATTTAAACCATGCAATCTATGATGTTCTCCCCAAAAGCCTTTAGGCTCATTGTGTGGAACTGTTATTAACAAAGTTTTGCAATGTTTTTTAAGTTTTTCAACAATTTCTAAACCATTGTTTAAGTGTTCTATTACCTCAAAAGCAATGATGGTGTCATATTGATCTAAAGAATAAGTATTAATGTCTGCCCAATTAAAATATACTTTTTTTCCCCAGCCTTGCTCTGTTGCTACTTGAACAATTATTGGGTCATAGTCCAATCCCAAATAATTAACATTTTCTAAAAACTGTGATCCATATCCAGTAGAGCATCCCAACTCTAATACATTGTTTCCGTTGATATTTAAGTTAGCCCATTGATACCTTTGAGTTTCTCTGGGGAATACTGGGTCACCTTTAAGAAAAACTGCTCTTTCATAGTTATTTTGAAGCAAATACCTATAGTGTTCTGGGTTGTATTTCTTGGCTAATTTCAATTCATTTTTATAAAACTTTTGCTCCCAATCTGATACCAATTCAGGATCATGAACTGTTCCCTCTGCTACATGATAAATAGGGAAATCACCTTTAAACCCAACATCTATAAGGCTAAAACCATTTTGATCTGCTCTAAAACAAAAATCTATATCTTCACATCCACCAGTTTCAAAGCTTTCATCTAATAAACCAATGGTGTCAAACACTTTTTTATCAATCATTGTGCAAAAGAAAACACCAAACTTTTGTTGTGTAATTTTAGAATGTAGGGTTAATACTGAAGATATGTCAGCATGAAAATCATCTAACCTATTTAACCATTGATTTTTTGGTTGTTCTAACAACAAAGTATCATTGTTAAGCAATACTATTTTTTTAGTGTTTTGTCTTAAAGATTGCTCTATTCCATCGTTGCAAGCTTTTGCAAAACCTAATGGTTTTTCATTCCAAATAACAGTTATATTTGGAAAAACTGTTAATAAATAGTCTGTATAAGCTTTGGTATTGTCAGTACATCCATTAGCAGAAATGACCAACTCTATGTCAGTCATTTCTGTGTATTTGATTATTGAATCAATACAAGGTTTTAGATATTTCTCACAATTATTGTAAGTCGGTATCACTACCGAATATTTTGGGGATTGCATCACTAATCCTTATAGTTAATTAAGTTTTGATTTTATTTCATCCACTTGGTCAGCCAATTCTTTAATAGCTTCAATAATCAAAGCAGAAAGCCTTTCATATCTAACTGTCCAATATTGCTCATCAATTGGTGCTGGTACAACAATTTCAGATAATACTGCTTGAACTTGTTGAGCAGATACACCAACTTCACGCTTAACATCATAACCTAAAGCTTGAGCAACCTCATTGGCTTCATAATAAAAACCATTTAAAGTACGCAATTTTTCAAGAGCATTTTCAATATTACCAAGTTTGGTTTTTAAACGATCATCAGAGTAATAAGCTGTTACATTGTTTGTGGCACGAATTTCACCTGTTGTTCCAGAAGCCGCAGTACCAACTCCCAAACTGTTAGCTTGAGCATTAGAACCAGTAGTAATTGCTCCAGAGTATCCTGAGTAACCGCTTGTACCTGTTGCTCCTGTACCACCTGTTGCTCCAGTTGCTCCAGTTGCGCCAGTTGCTCCGCTATATCCAGAAGTTCCAGTAGCACCATTTTGTCCTGAATAGCCAGATGTGCCTGTTGCTCCTGTAGCACCAGTAGATCCTGTTGCTCCTGTTGCGCCAGTAGCACCTGAGTAACCACTATAGCCTGAAGTTCCTTGACCACCATTTGTGCCGTTAGTACCTGAGTATCCAGAATAACCAGATGTACCTGTTGAACCATTAGTCCCATTAGTTCCGCTATATCCAGAAAAACCGCTAGTTCCTGTTGAACCATTAGTGCCTGAATAACCACTAAAACCGCTTGTACCTGTTGAACCATTAGTGCCATTAGTACCGCTATAGCCTGATATTCCAGAAAATCCGCTAATGCCAGAAAAACCTGATGTACCTGTTGCTCCTACAGCACCAGAATAACCAGAGAATCCACTTGTACCAGTTGCACCATTGATTCCTGAGTAACCAGAAAATCCGCTAGTTCCAGTAGCACCATTTTGACCAGAATATCCTGAAAAACCTGATGTTCCAGTAGCACCATTGATACCAGAGTAACCACTAAAACCAGAAGTTCCAGTAGCACCATTAGTACCTGAATAGCCAGAAAATCCACTAATTCCACTAAATCCAGAGTAGCCTGAAATTCCAGAAGCTCCGTTTGTTCCGTTAGTTCCACTTATTCCAGAGTAACCAGAAAATCCAGATGTACCATTAGTTCCGTTTGTACCAGAGTAACCAGAAAAACCACTTGTACCTGTTGCGCCATTTTGACCTGAATAACCTGAAATACCAGATGCTCCAGTAGAACCATTAATTCCACTATAGCCACTAAACCCAGATGTGCCTACTGCACCAGAATACCCTGAAAATCCTGAAGTTCCGGTAGAACCATTAATTCCTGAATAACCTGAATAACCTGAGAATCCTGAAGTTCCAGTTGCGCCATTTTGACCTGAATATCCGCTAAAACCGCTTGTTCCAGTAGCTCCATTAATTCCTGAGTAACCGCTTATTCCTGAAAATCCGCTAAAGCCTGATGTGCCGTTTGTGCCGTTACTGCCTGAATAACCAGAAAATCCTGATGTGCCGTTTGTGCCATTTGTGCCGCTGTAGC